CCTAGGCTCCCGAAGGAGCCTAGAATAATATTATTATCTTTGTTGGATAGTTTGTATCCAATCTGTTGCTACTTGATTAGCGTTAGTACCTTTGTTTTCTATGAAAACTTTTAGTTCTAAAGCTATATCATCAGGAACAGTTGTTGCTGCTTGCGTTCCAACACAATTACCGTCTAGGTAAAGTTTGTACTGAGCTGAAGTTTGATTCATTTCCGTACCTGCAGGTTGAAAATGAAAACCTAATCTAACAGAGTTAGATGGGATTTCAAATTGAGTTGCAGATTGAGTTGGTATGCTAGAGTCAGCTATAGCATAAGTGCTTCCAGCTGCACTGTCTTTCATATCAAAAGATACACCAGCACCATTCTTCCTAGATAGGAATTGAATAGTTGTAGTGTCTTCTAAGTGAGAAAAACCAATACAGTCAGTTGGCACAGTTGCCGGATCAACAAATGCATTGTCAGCAAAGCCAACAAAAATGTTTCCGTCACTAACATCAGATACAGCAATTCTAGTTTCATACCACCATTGCTTACCAGAGTTATAGTTCCAGACTTCTTTACCAGAAAGACCAGTGATTTCACCAGCCGCTGGAGCATCATCTCCAAGTCTTAACCATCCGCCAGCATAATCTACTAATTGATAGTCAGATCCACCACCAGATGTTACATCCCAATCAGCTGAATTATAATGAAGCCAGTCGTTTTGATAAGCGACTTCTTGATTATAACCGCCAGTAATTAGGGGTTGTTTGATACCACTAAACAAGGATGTTCCACCTTGCTTACCTCTAACGTTTGTTACGCCAGTTGAAAAGTGTGTAGTCATATTAATCAGCGCCTCCTTGCGCCAGTTACTCTTACTAAGAAAAGAGCAACCAATTTATGATTTATTTATCTTAGTGGTACTTTTATATGCTATATTTGAGTGGAGTGCAAGAGATCCTGTGATGAAGTGCTAATTTCAATGATGTAGCTTTTATATATTAAGTGGCTACTGACACTTCTGGAGCTGAATTAATAATTGCATTTTCTCTATCTGCAATTCTAGCTTCTTCCAGCTTAATCAAAGTGATGACTTCTCTAATTTTGTCATCAATTCTGACCATGTTGAGAGTATATTTACCTTCGTTAAGGTGTTCCTGCTCCCAGCTCAACTCCAAGGACTTTTTTTGTTTGTATAGGTCCTCGATCATTTATAACCTCCTCATAGGTTATCCATTTACGACTTTTGTCATAAAATCCCGTTGTGTCCCACTTTACACTATTTTCTCCCAACTTGTCAACTATAGCATTCTCTATAGATTGGGCACTATCTTCAGCTTTAACAATGAAGGTAGTTCTGTAGCCGTAGGCAATAATGATTACTTTGAAGTCTCTCATAGTCTAATTTCTTACTTTATGTAGAAAATGTGGCGGTTTTTAGGCCGCCACACTTTAATTAATTACGCACCTTCTACGCCAAAGATACCTCTAGGGTCAGATACTCCAAATGAGTATCTTTCTCTAGCTTTGTATCTAACGTTTCCAGTATCGAAATCGCCTTCCATTGCTGTAGACAATGGAGATCTAACGAACATTTTCATGCCGTTAGGAACATCAGTGATGATGTACCAAGAGTCAGCGTCAGTTAGGTAGTTGTTCACTCTGTATCCTTGAGGAATCATACCCATTGAGTTGACAGCGTTGATATCATTATCAGCTGTACCAGTTCTGCCTTGAGACTTCATTAATCTCTCTGCATTAAATTGGTTTTCAGGTGGAACAATCATTTTAACACCTTTTGCTGCGATTAAAAGACCTCTCTCATCAGTCATTTCTCCAATATCGATTAGAGATTGTTCTAATGAAGTTTCATTTAAGTCAGCTTGAGTTGCTAATGTGTTCGCAAATGATCCACTTAATGTAGTGTGCGCCGTGTTAAACAAAGAAACACCATCACCAGAATCAAAGGCATCCGTTGAAGGAAGACCATTGATTAATGGAGCTGCTGCTTTAACTTGTTTAGCGTTCGCCATAGATCTAGCTAAAGCTTTTGTATATCTAGAAGCAAGTCTGTCGTAGAGGTTATCTTCGATAGCTTCTTCAGTTATAGCAAATGCTAATGCTACTGTCTCATGCGTGTAACGAGCTGTGAAAGTCTCTTGTGCATCATCAAATGATATGCCTTGACCTTCGCCCTTTACTTGTGCGTTTCCGAATCCTGATAACATTACTTCCTCTTCGAAAGCTCTGTCAGAAGATTCTACGTTGTAGATTTCAGCGTGTTGGTTTTCGTATCGCTTGTATTCCAGTCCGAATAAGGCATTCAAACCTGGCTCAAGCTCTTTTACTAATTGTGCTCGTGATATTGCCATGTGTTATTCTCCTTATACGTCTCTTAGGAATTGATTAGCCCTGTTGTTCATAACTACTACAACATCGCAACCTGCGGCTGCTACGTCTTCCTGATTTGGTACTTCTGCAGTACGAATCATTCTCCACATATAGCCATCATTGTCTGATGTCGAATAGTTTAGAGTAGCAGTAGACTGACCTGATACACCAGCTCCACCATTGTTCTGATTCATTCTAATTACTAAGCAATCAGATTGAAACGTTGCCAATGATGTCATTGTTGCATCGGATCTTACCATGTACTCTTGAAACGGGTTATCATTAACGAATACCCAACCATTGCTGTTACCTGTATTTGGGTTTGTTGCGAAAGTCTGACTCGCTGCTACAGAATTTGACCATGTAGGTTTACTTGTAGTTCCATCAACGTAAAATACGCCGTTTGAAACTCCTACACATACTTCTGGAGTAGTTGTGTCAGCATCCCAAGAAGCTCCACCTGTTCCACCATCGTCCATAGTAGCCGGGGCTAAACTTTGCATGTAGCCGTCGTCACCTGAACTGTCTTGTGGTCCAATTGGTTCGTTCTTAAGGATTCTCACGCCCAAACCTGAAAGGATCTGATATTTAGATTGCCCTTGAGTTGCTGGTACATTACCAAGCGTCTCAATAGCTCTAAAACCATACCCTGTTGTACTAGTGTTAGCCATAGTTTGTCGTTCTCCTAAATGTTCATAGTATCACCTATGAACGGGTTATTATTAAAATCGATAGTAGGGATTAACCCACGAATTCCTAATTAGGACTTCTTTGTACCACCGAATGTTACACGAGATTGTCGATCAACATTGATCGGCATACTCTTATGCTGCTCTCGCATCAGATCGTTTGTTACTGCTTCATCTAGACCATCAGCACGTCTTTTGACGTAATCAGTTCTAGCTTGTGCGATCTCTTGAGTTACCTTCGCAAGCAAAAGGCCACCAACACCGATCATCCCCTTGTATTTTCCCGAGTCTATGACTGGGAAGTCAGAAGCGTTTTCGATTTCTTCGGCTCTTACTAATTCATAACCAGATCGTAAACGACCTTGTATGTTTTTAGAATCGTCGAATCCCATCGATTCAGCTCTGATCCATCTGTACCTGAATCCATCAGGAGCAGGGGGTGCATCTAGAGAAGATGGAGGAACCCACACTTTTGGTCTTTCAGTCTTTGACCGTGTTTGGTTCGCACGAGAAGTTTTGTTTTCTTGTTTTTTCATACGCTATACCTCCTTCGTGAGTTTTAGTTGTTTTGCGTAATCTTCGAGTGGCACACCTAATTTTTTCGCTATTGCGACTTGTGAAGATGTGAGTTTCACAGTTTTGCGACCAGGTTTTACACTTCTATTTGCAGAAGCCACCGACTGAACGGGCTTGGTCGTTCTATGTTGTTCAGTATTACCAAACTTATGTGGAAAGTCAACTCTTATTCTCTTATCAACTTCCATATAGTACTCGTCAGATTTAGGGTCGTACCCTTCTTTTTCAACTAGGTCCTTATGAATTTCAAAAGCCGTGAATGTCATGGCTCTATCTTGTCCAAACCAAGTATTCTTAGAAGCCCATTGTTCGGCTCTAGGATCTTGAGGTTCTCTAGTTGGTAGATCTTTCGGAGTTTGTTCCGGTAATTTACCACCATCAGATAGTTTTACTTCTTCTCTACCTTCTTTAGCTTGCTGCAATTTCGCATTCTCAAACGCCAGTGTAGCAATTCTCTTATTAGCATCGACTTGAGCTTTGGCATCTCCAGCTTCAATAGCGGCGGCGAGTTCTCGTTCTGCTGCATCTATTCCAGTTTTAAGATTAGCTTCAAATCTCTTTTGA